TGGCTATTGCCAGGGGTTCTTCCCGGCTCACCCAACACTTTAAGTCGATGGTGATGACCGCTTCCATCGTTGTGTCTGACTTGGCATTGCCATCCTATGTGAGAACAAAAGGGCCTCTTCGGCCTGATCGTGAGACGCTGGAGGCTTCTTTGACACTTATGAAGGACCTCGGTTGGCCCATAAATGTGGATGTCACGGATCCCGCTCCGTTAGCCTCCCAGTCATTTAAAGAGTGGGTGCTTTGTGGGTCAGACTTCAAGCAGGGGATTCATAACCTTAAGATGCAAATCGATGAGGATCTTGAGTCCCTGCGCATCGCTGGCATCCGGTACAGGAGGTCCGAGGAGTATGCTTCTGTCGAGAATGAATTGGAAGCCACTTCACGGTATTTCCGTTCTCCGAAGTATGATTATCCTGATCTTGACCTGGATGACGTCTGGTTTGTCCTGGGTGATATCTTTAGGCATTCTCGGCTCACATCTTTCAACTACATCATTCGGATGTGGGAGAAAAAGTATGCATTGGGCGCTTTCATGAGGGACCCCCTCAGGTTACGCAGTAAGTATAAGCGTTCAAAATTCATCCATGACTTGGGTGGTTACGGCCCTTTTAAAGCATTATGGGCCCGTACCTTCTGGGCCGCAACTCAGATTTTGCCAGTGTCAGCTGTGTCTGTGAAGGGCGAGGCCTTGCCTGAAAAGAAATGGGCCAACAACATGGTTCGTTCCATTATCGGCTCTCCTATTACTCAGTACATTTTGTCAACCATTTGGAATTATGGCCCCAATCACAGGTTTTCATGGGTCTCAACACCTATTAAAATTGGTATGCCACTCAATGGTTACTGGATGTCCACTATTTGGCAGCGTCATTCACGCTGCCAAATTCACGTGGAGGGTGATTTCACTGCTTTTGATAGTACAATCAGTGGAAAAGTGGTTGATGTCATCAAGGCCATCCGAAAGCATGGTTTTGAGCACCACAAGGACAGAGATCGGATCGCTGATTTGATTGACATCAATTACGAGCAGGTTGTCCACCAATTGTTAAACACTACTTCTACTGGAAATGTGTATAAGAAGGGAACTGGCTTGACAACTGGCCATTCTTCCACTAGTATGGATAACTCTGTGGGCTTGGTGGTACTTTACTTGATGGCGTGGAAAGATTTGACTGGTCTGTCTTCTCGAGAGTTTATGTATTATAATGAGCTCTCATGTTTTGGCGATGACCATGTGTTGTCAATCCTGGCTGCAAAGCCTGCTGTGTGGACACCGAAGAATATTCGGTCCACAATGGCCAAGTGGGGTCTCACCAACAATTTGGAAGTGAAACAATCACTTAATGAAGTTTCTTTCCTTTCAAAGTGGGGAAGGCGTGCAACGCCCGCAGAAAGGGCAGAGCTTAAAAAGTTCGGGCTTGATGTCCCTTTCGTGGTGTGGCACGACAAGAAGAAATTGGTCGGCAAGTTGACTGCGCCAGTCAAGAGTGTTTCAGCTACATACAAGGCTAAACGTCTGTTGAGCTACCTTACGCTGACTGCACATCACCCAGACTTGTATGATGGCATATGCAAAGTTTTGGTCAAGTC